GGTTGATAGTGCAAGCAGCATCGGCTTGAACGGGCACATAGACGGGAACCTCCTTGATGATGGTGTCGCCCTTCTCGCGGACGACGCGGACACGGTCGACGTACTGCGTGACGACCTCGACGGTGGCTTGCGCCTGCCGCTCGCGGACTGCGGCGGCTTGCAGGGTTTGTTGCTGGATTGCGGCATCCCATTGCGCTTGAACGTGGCTCGCACCCTTGATCCAGCCGAAGCCGACGAGGCCGACGCCGAGCGCCGCCAGGGCCAGCAGCCTGTACGGCCACGGAATCACGCTCACGACGCCTCCCCGATGCACTGCCGGTATTCGGCTTCTCGCCGTGTAGCCAGCCCACCGCACAGCCGCGCGTTGGTGGGCAGCGCGCAGTCTTTTCCCTGGAAGAAGCGCCAGCGCAGCAGCTCGGCACAGGCTCCCGCGTAGTCCTCGGCGTTGAGTTTTCTGACCAGCGTGGACTGGCAGAACGCGCGGCTGCCGACGTTGTAAGAAAAGCTCACCAGCGCGTCATACTCGTGCTGGGCCAGCGGCACAGTGACGCATTGCTTGAGCGCGCCCTCGAACTGCTGCACATCGGTGAGCGCACGCGCCAGCGCCTTCGGCGGCGTGGTGGTGTCGCCCAGCTTCACACCAGTGGTGGTGCCGAAGCCAATGGTCGGTACATCGCCTTTGACGGGGATCACTGCGCGATCGGTGTAGCCCTCGTGCAGCACGATACCGACCAGGGCCGCAGCGGACAGCGTCAGTCCGGCCACTGTCCTGCGCATTACGGGTGATGTTGGCCGGATCATTGGTGCATCTCCGGCTGCGCCACGATGCGCGCAACGGTCGCGCCGATGCTGGCGGCAAAGGCCAGCAGCACGAAGGCGCCGCGAGGCAGCACGTCCCCGAACAGCGGCACCACCACTTCCGCCGCCGTGAAGGCAGCGGCCAGCAGCGAGAAGCGGATGCTCCAGGCACGTCGCAACACGCGCCGCCAGTCGTCCAGAAGGCAGATCTTCGGCTTGGCAGTCATTGCACGCCTCCCATCAGCTTCAACTTGATGGCGGCCCCCACAAGCAGCGCGGCCAGGATGCCGGTGGTCACGACCTTGATGGTGGTCTGCCACGCCGTTCGGCGGGCATCGCGCCACGCTTCCAGCAGATCGCGCAGTTCGCGGATGTCCTTCGCGGCACTGCCGTTCTCCAGCCCGAGATGGGCAAGGCAACGCTCGGCACCGCGTTCGGCGGCACGGGTGAGCAAGTCATCCAGGTCTTCGGGGCGCAGGGTGATGGACTGGGGCGAACCAATTTCTTGTGCGTTCTCCATGGTTGGGTCTCCAAAATGCAAAATACCCGCACTGGATGTCTCCAGGCGGGCGTAAATGACGGGTCTTTGCTTCAGGCGAAGTGATCAGCCTTGGCCAGTGGCTTGATGAAGTCGGGCAGGTGGTTGGGATTGATGCCCGTCGGAATCATGGTGGGATCAACGATGTCCTCCACCCGCTCACCATCACGCAAGGCGTGAATACAGGCCGCTACAGTGCCCTCCTCCAGCGCCGTGAGGGTGTGGGTCTTGTGGCGGGCAATGAAGATGATGTGAGGCGCGGTGAATTCCGACACGGCACCATCCACATCCACCAGCAGCCGCCCCTTGACCAGCAAAGTGGGGTGATCAAACGCGTGCTTGTGGCCCTCGTTGACGTCACCTGCGTTTTCAAAAGTCATCAGCTTGATCCAGAGGTTGCTGATCAGACTCAGTTGAGATTTAGGGCTGGCCATCGATACCTCCTGGTTGTGGCTCTGTTGTGATGGGGATGGATGGGTAGGTGATGACCGGATCAAGGCGACCGTCAACGGCCTTGAAGCTGATCATCTCCATGGTCACGTCGTCTGGAATGTCCGCATTCGGGAAGCTGGTTTCGTCCTCAATCGCCGGACAGTCCTCCAGGGGCACGAGCCGAACATCCCCTTTTTGGAAATTGAAATAAAGTCGCTGCATCACTCCTCCTCAAACGAACTGGATGTAAGTGGCCGTGAACGAGTTCACGTAGATCGAGTCGCCGCTCGACCCACTCAAAATCGAGCCATACAGGTCAAACGTGACCGTGCTGTTGGGCGGCACCGTGAACGAGCCAAAGTTGTAGGTCTGCACGCCCCGGGCCGAATACGTGCCATAGGTGCCTACGATGGAGCCGTTTTGGCGGATCTGAAACCCGTAGGTATCGTCAGCCGCGAAGTTGATCACCGCTGTCAAATTGATCTGCATTGACTTGGTGGTGCTGTAATTCCAAATCGTGTGCCGACAGTTGCCCACATTGACCTGCACGGTGCTTTTGCCCTGCGCAGCCATGTAGAACATGTTCGTGTAGTAAGTGCCGCGAGACCACTGCGTGTTGGAATAACTCGACCAGATCATGTAGCTCGGCGAGCCAATCGAGCGGCTGGCTCCGGATGCCAGCGAGCTGAACGTCTGGAACAGGCTGAAACTTTGCTTGACGTATTCGTCTGTGGCAAAGGATGTGGTGAGCAGTCGCCCGGATGATCTCCAGGCAGTTCCGGTGCAATACAGGTCGTAGGCTTCGCCCGGCGAGAGTGTCACGGTGGCAACCCCATCGATCAACTCGGCTCCGCTGGGATCTAGCGTCACGTCGCCAGTGCCTGAATTGCGCACAGCGATGGTGAAACCCGCACCCAGCGTGGCGGCCGCAGTCAAGTTGAGCGTGAATGTCCCGCTGCAGTCGATCATCCGGCCCCGGTCGCTTGAAACCACGGTGTACGTCGCAGTTTTGCTGACGTAGCTGGACCCCAGAGAACCAAGGGTGGCCAGCGCAGTGGCTGCGTTTCCGTCTGTCCCAAGCAGTCCCGCCAGGTAGGCGCGCAAATCGTTCAGCGCTGTTTTGAACTGACCCTCGGTGACTGTGGAGCCCGTGAAATTGGAAATCGGTGGCAAGGCTGGCATGTTTACCTCCTTGTCACTGCGTCCACATCAAGGTGTTTTCACCTTGAGAGGCGGTCGAGGCAGAAACGGTCACAATGGACTCGGTCCCACTGACGTTCTGCTTGAAGTAGAGCTTGCCGTCGGTCGTGTTGAGCGCCAACTCGCCCAGTTGGAGTTGCGCCGTGGTGGGCACCTTGCCCGCCACCGACGACTGCTTGACTTTGATCACTTGAGCCATAAACAGGCCTCCTTTTCTCTAAGCAGAGGGGTTGAAGAAATTTCAGAACGTGCCGCCGTCGATGGCAGCGCTCGTGGACAAGGCGTCCGTGATGCCGTAGCCCGCCAGCGTCGTGGGCTTGCCCGTCACGCTGGACCAGGCAGGGGTGTTGGTGGTGGTGCCCGCTGCTGTGAGCCGGCCCTTGGCATCCACGGTGAAGGTGGGGATCAGCGCGCCTGACCCGTAACTGGCGGCAGCCACACCGGTGCTGGCCAAGGTGGCAGAACCCGTGACGTTGGCCGAGCCATCAAAGGCGGCGGACGTCCAACTCACATCCCCCGTCATGGCGATGGTTCGAGCCGTCAGCAGCTTGGTGGCCGTCCCCGCGTTGCCGGTGATGGTGCTGATGGTCACGGCACCGGTGGCGCCGTTGACGCTGGAGACCGAGTCGGTGTTGTCGATCTTGTCCCAGGCGGAGCCGTTGCTGACGATCCAGTCGCCAATCTGCCAGTCGGTGATGCCGCTGACGTTGGTGGCACCGGCCGTGGCGACCTTGTAGTAGAAGCCCTTGTTGCTGCTGGACGCCGTTGGAATGGTGGGTGTGTTGGTGCTGGCGTTCCAGGTGCCTTGGTAGTTCAAGCCTCCGATGGCCACATCCGGCAATTGGGACGTGGGGACCTTGCCATCGGCCCCAAGCCCAGCCACGCCATTGGCTGCGCCCACCGCAGTGGTGGCCACCGCCCCAATGGCAGCGGGCGTGGGCAGCGCATGCACGTGATCGGCGCGTGCCGCCGTGGTGGCCGTGCCAACCGATGCGCTGGCCGCCAGGGCACTGGGGGCAGCCGAGGTCAAAGCCAAAGCATCGGTGATGCCGTAGCCAGAGAGCGTGGTGGGTTTGCCGGTGATCGACGTCCAGGCGGGCGTGATCGTCACATTGGCCGCTGCCGTGAGCCGCCCCTTGGTATCCACCGTGAACTGGCCAACCTGGGTGGCACTGCCGTAGCTGCCAGCCGTGACACCAGTCGCTGGCAAAGCCACCGCCACACCAGCAGACACAGTTCCGGTACCGGACACGTCGCCGGTGATGGCCAGGCTGTCCGCCTTGCGGGCAAAAGTACCTGGCCCTGCGATGGCCGCAACAACGTTACCGCTTTCGCCAATGAACAAGTTCTCAGAAACCTCGGACCAGGCCAATTCGCCCACGGCCAGGGTGGGTGGCGTGGCGGTGGTAGTCGAGCGTTTGATTTGTAGGGTTTGGGGCATGAAATCGCTCCTTGATATGAAAGTCGGGGATTCAGAAGTAACCAGCGTCGATCACGGCGTTGGGGTCAAGCACGCCTTGATCGCCTTTGTCACCCTTGGGGCCAGTGGGACCTGGCACACCAATATTGGTGAGCACCGTGCGCAAGCCTTGCGGCTGCACGCGCACGGTCTGGGTGCCGGTTTGCACGGTGACGCCCGGCTGGCGCGGCGTGGTGATGGAGATGCGGATGGCCATGGGTCACCACTGTTCAATCGCGCGTGATCCGCATGGACACCAGCACACTGCCCTTGAGCAGTTGGGTGCGAATCCCTGCGGGACTGGTCATGAAGAGGTCGTACACACAGGCCCGCACCGGTAATGCACTGGTGACCGACGCGGGCAAGGTGATGGCCACCGTGCCACTGGAGAGACGGCTTTCATCAAAGCCAAAGCTCGCCAGTACGGTGGGGTCTTCCGGCGTGGCACGGATCTGACCTTCAAAGACATAGCCTGTCAGGTCCATCACCGTCCCACTCTCATCGAGGGTGAGCGCCGTGTAAAAGGTTTCCCCTTGCGCCAGCTGGATGTCGTACTTCGGGGCGCTCATCGGATGACTCCTGTTTTGAGTTTTGGTGATCGGTCAGTAGCGCCACATCAGTGACGCGGCATCGGTCTGCCACATCAGCTGGGCGTCACTGACCCACATGTAATCGGCACTGCTGCCGTAGAAGAGCGCCACCCAAGGCCCTGCGGTCATGCCCACACCGCGCACCCGGATCAGGGTTTGCGCGCCATAGAGGGATGTGACCGCGAAGTTGTTGGCTGAGGTTTCCCCCACCCGGGTCCAGACCAGGTTGGCCGCGGACGGGTTGCTGCCCGCTGCCATCTCGATCTGGTAGGTCTCTGCCCCGGGCGCTGGCGTCCAGGTCAATAAGGCCTTGCTGTTATCGGTCGTGGATGACCGCAGGGTCAGGTCTGCGATCAGCGGTGTGGTGTAGAGCGTGGTCAACTGGCTTGTCACCACCGCCGGGGCTGTCACACCCTGATCGGCGCTGTGCACCGACGGGTCCTCGTTGATCGCTTCGATCTCGACCTGGTGCAGGCCGCGCGGCCGCACAGCGATGACTTTTGCCAACTGCCGCCAGGTCTCACCCCAGCCAAATGCAATGTGGGTGCGCTCGTAATCCTGTCCGGTGTATGGCACGGTCGCGGGCTGGGTTGTCAGCACCAACTCGTTGTCTGCTGCCCCACGGCTGACGGCATAGGGTCCGTCCACGCCACCGGCTTTGGTCCGAAGACCGATGTAGTGATTGGCAGTGCTCCAGGTCAGCGGCTCAGACACCGTAAGTGTTCGGCTCGCTGCATTCCACGCCGTGCATTCGGCAAACTGGCCCCAGGCGGGCATGTCATGCTGGATGGCGATCAGGTCGCCAAACGCCGGGATGAAACCATCCATCTCGGTGGTGAATTTCACCAATCGGCGGCGGTAGCGGTTGCTGGCGGCCTGGTACAGCCCTTCTCGGTAGGCCTGCTGGCGACTGGTGACACCGAAGAGTTCAATCCGGGCGGGCTTGCTGGCTGCGCTGCCAGTGAGTTTGGCGGTCACCCGGCGTGTGGCCCAGACCTCGGCATCCCAGTAGCTCACCTCGACCGCGTCGGCCATGTCGTCCGACGGCAGCAGGTACTCCACGCCGAAACTGCCCCGCACAATATTGCGCATCGAGAACATGGCGACCGGCAGGCTCTGCGCGCCATCACGGGTGAACCGGATGATGCCGCCGAGCATGTACGGCTTGGCTCGCCCCGCCTGCGCGATCTTGGTGATCGCCTCCCAGAAATTCAATGCCGAATCAAACCTAGCGTTGAACTCGTCGCCCCGACTGGCCCACAGCGCATCGAGCGCTTTCAGCCCGGCCAGGTCCAACCGCGCATCGGGCAACTTGGCCCCATAGGTGGTGTTGCGGCACGCATCGGCCAGCGCCCAGGCAATGCTGCGGGTGGCCACCGGCGCAGACCAGGTGCTGCCATTCCAAACGGGCAGCTTGCGGGTGCAGACCACATTGATCTTGCGCGAGGCTTGGGCCGAGAGGTTGTTCGACGCTCGCATGCGCATCGCAATCAAGGTCACATTGCCAAAGGTCCGCGTCTCGGGAAGGTAGGCTCGCAGACCACCCCAGAGGATTTCATGACCAAAGCGCGTGTCGGTCTGCTTGGCATCCAGGCGTCGCACACGCACTTCGTAGCGGCCACCAGCCACCGCAAAACGCTCCGAGTAGCGCTGCGGCGTGGTGGTTTTGGCCGTGTAAAAGCGCTGACCCAACACGGACCAGTTGCCCGTTGCCACGCCCAGATCGTTGATCGTCCGCGCCTCAATGGCGAGCGACAGCGTCAATTCGCTCAAGGTGCCGTCGGTTTGGGCCTCATACAGCCCGCGCGAGAGCACGAAGTCCAGTCCCAGGATGTTGGCCTGGGTGCCAGCAGCATTGGCCACGAAACCGCCGATGTAGTGCTGCAGGGTGACATTACCGCTGGTCGAGAGACTGCTGGCCGCCGTGACCGTGAAGGTGTCCGCGCTTAGGACCGTACCAACGGTGTAGGAGCCATCAACAGCGGTGCCAGAGTTGAAATCCAGGTACAGCACCCGGCCCACGGCATACCCATGAGCATTCAGCGTGACCGTGATCGTCGTGCCGGACTGGGTGTAGGTGGCGGCAATGCTGCCAGCCAGCTCCTGGCCAGAGACTTCTACCGAACTGACCACATGGGTCGGGAACTTGGTGATCGCGCCACCGGGTGGAATCACCTCGTAGTCGATCTCGGCAAAGTTCGCGACCGGCGTGTCCTCGATGCGAAGCGCTTCGATCTCGTACTCACCCATGCCCAGGCACAGCAACTGGTACAGGTACTGCTCGTTGCCCGCGTATTCCACATAAGGCTGCGCGGCGAAGTCGGGGTACGCGCAGACCCTGCCGTACTGCACGGGAATTGCCTGGTCCAGCCGAGCCATGTTGCCCTGCGCTTGCAGGTTGTAAGTGGGCGATGGAGCCGCTAGGCTGGCCGCCTGCTGGGCCGTGGTGGGCTTGGGTGGCGGGATCACCGCATTGACCAAGGCCATGCCCAGCATGGTGGCACCGGCCTGCACCGCCGTTACCCCCATAGAGCCTAGGACCGCAGCGCCATTGATACCGATGAGTTCAGAAGCCAATACCGGCGCATACACCATCACTGCCAGCATCAGCACCATGCGCAATGGGTTGGAACCACCACCGCCACCGCCTTGCGGCAGCACGATGATGGCGACCAAGTCCCCGCAGCGAACCGGCTGGTCCCACGTGGCCCGCAATTGCGCTTCGCCGTTGCGCAGCACCAGGACGGGCTGGTCCATCTCAGGCACCAGCGCACGCAGGGGGACCGGCCCAGGGATCGCCGTGATCTGGCGGTCCTGATGCGGATGGAAAGGGTTGCGGACGGTGATGCTGTGGGCGAACGGGTGGCTGTGGGAAATCAGCGCCGTCGATGCCATGACAGCACCCTCAAGCCCACGCTGGGCAATGCAGCCATCGGGGTGAAAACCACACCGGCAGCTTCAAGCGAATGCAGCACCCCACCCCCATCGGCCTCCAGGTAGATGCCAATGTGGCTCGGGCGTTCGGACTTACCCATCAGGCAAGCATCGCCTTCACGTGGTTCGCTCACACTCTGCCAATGATCGAATTCCGGGTGATCGTCAAAGGCACGCAGCGAGGCCAAGCGACTGGTCGCATCCACATCAATGACAGCCACATCCCAGCCAAACCGCTCACGCCAGGCGCGACGTGCAAACGACCAGCAGTCACTGCTGCCCGCCACCCACGGCTGGCCGATGTACTGGCTGGCCCAGTGCGGAGTGCTGTCATCATGGTTTGAAGGATTCATTGCGCAATCAGTCCAGGAAATACTTCGGCCGTGTAATCCAGGCCAGGAAACCGCCGGTTGGCGAGATTCGGAAACCCACAGGTGGCACGCACCCGAAACACCGTAGCGGAAATCGACATCACAGTGAGCGTGAGCGGTGGGTTGTTCTGCGGTGCTGTGAGATCTGAGGACAGGAATGCCCGGTAGGTCACGGTGATCAACTCGCTGCTACCAGGCTGTCCGTTCATGGACGCATCCACGTTGACCAGGATGTCACGGCTGACGTTGTCGATCTCGATCACGCATTGCGGCACAGCGGTGTGCGTGACCTCGGGCGGCACCACATCAAAGGCATAGCCCACAAAGGTCACGTACTGACTGGCGTTGCGAGGCGCACTGGACTCCAGCTTGGCTGTGAGATCTACGTGATCGCGCACCACCCGGATCGGCGTGGTGAAGTTCGGATGCCAGATCTCCAAGGTGTGGTGGATCACCAGGTTGGATGGCGCGCTGGCGTATGCCTCCTTGATCGCCAGGCTCAAAGTGTCATCCGGCATCAACGAACCTCCAGTTTCGCGCTCACCTGCCAACGCGGGCCAGGCTGCATTTCAGACTGCCAAGGGCCAACGAAGCGGGCCTGGACCGAGCGCAAACCGACGTCCCCGGTGTTCAGGTCGACCGTGAACCAACTGGCCCCATTGGCGCAGTCGCCATCGAACCAAGCGCGAAACGCTGCCATTTGGGCATCGGAGAAACGCCAGGTGACACTCACTTGGTCATTGCGCGCAGCACTGCGGCGACGCACACGGGGCGTTCCAGCCTCCATGTCGGTGCGAACGGTGGCATCCACGGGCGCGATCGCATAGCCCGCGACCAAGGGCCGAGGCAAGGTGGTGGGCCAAGTGGCCATATTTTTCTCCCGATCAGTAAGCTCCTGCGACGCGGTTCAGGCCATAGGTGTTGGCCAGCACGCCCGGGCCAGGACCAGCGCCGCGCGCCACATCGCCCCAGACCTTGGCCGTGATTTGCTCCACCCAGACGTCGATCACCTGGTTGCCGTTGCTGTCGGTGCGCTGCTGTTGCTGACCGCCTTTGCCAGCGGCCTCGATGACGTTGACAATCACAGTGCTGCCACCGCCATGGACTTTCACGCCCAGATCACCATCGCGCATGCGCGTGAGCGGCATGATGGCTTCACCTGGGCTGCCGGGTTTTTCTCCCATGAGGCCGATGCGAGGCACGCTCGCAAAGCCAGCACCCTGGGCAAACGGGAACAGCGTCGGGCGATCGACCACCGTG